AGTAGTGTTCTCCCATAATTTAAAACTAAATCAAAGAAATCTTGACAAATCTAACAATGGTATCAATAAAGAAAAATACGTTTCAGATAGAATTTCAAGACGGAGTTTCGACATATATATACATATATGTCTTATTTTTGTTTTTTTGTGATTTTTTTACTTTTTTTGGTCTTTTTTCATAATAAACATACAATAGATTATAATAAATATATTGAACACTATTGAAATTTAAGAAACTTGTAGAACACACATACAAACTTACACATTTTACATCATCTTATATGTTTTTGTTTTTTTAATTTTGTATTTTTAAGAAATACACACATAGATATATATTGCTAATAACATACTTAGATCACATTAATATACACTAAAATATATTATTAATTATAGTGAATTAATCATTCTAATAATACAAACATCAGAAAAGACTAATAACAAGTTCAAACATGAGCACTTGCAATCCTATCTGCTTCAAGTGCAGGTAGGAATGATGCAATTAACTCCTTAAACTTAAGAATTGCTTCATCATTTCTCTTTGTCTTGCTCGTGCTTCCTATATCTCTTGCAAGTTCCACATAAGCTTCGGATACGTTATCCTTGCCTATAAGATTTAGGGCTTCATCAAAGCTGGTCTGTTCAAGTTTATGAATTCTATTCATTTTCATGACAAGAGAACTGACAATATCAGCATCAGTCATACTATCTGGTATGTTTAGGTTTTTCCTGTATTGGAGTCTCACCAGAGTGTATGCTAATACCTCAGCTGGATAAAGTTCATATAAGAATTCATAACCTGGCACAATCATCCAGTAATATGGATTACCAGCTGACAAGCCCATCTGACCTGCTAGTCGATTTATGATCTTCACATCAGGAATCACTTTGGTAGTGTTGTTCGTCTTTACATATTTTGATAGTTTCCAGTCAAATTCCTCATCAAAGGTATGTTTTAGTATACCAGCTGACATGATAGCACATGCTTTGTTAAATGAAACAACATTATCAACTGTACTATCATTAAGCTCTTTAACAACCACCAAAAATTCGTTGGATGATACAATCAACCTCAAATTTCTGGCTTGGAGCTTCTCTTTAATTTCCTTGGACTTAGAAAGATGTGCAGCACATGTATCAACATGACATATGTTACGATACTTGTGAAGTGTGAAATTGCTAATATTCTGACTTGCAGAGGTAAAAGCTTGCACTTCTACATCTATAGGTTTCAAGTCTGATGTCTCAGGATGAGTTAACTTACCGTTAACCACATTAGTCAGTTTAATAGCCTTAAGCTTCGAACCTGAGCTAAGTAAGACAGTGTTTTCTTGCATTTGACCAGGGGTAATCTTGCTGGAACTTGCTGATGTAGTCTTACTCTTAGGTGCCATGATATATTCTAATGAGAAAAAGTACTTTGGAGTAAAATACCAATATAAATTTAATGTTAGATTTGCTTGATTTTGAGTTAATTATGGGAGTTCACTACT